ATTTCATTCATTTCACTTTTTAAATTAGCAAGATCTTCTTCAATATTATCTGTTTTTTCAGATTCTCTTTTTTTAGCATCACGTCTTGCAACGTATTTTTGATAATCTGAATGATTCACATTAACTATCGATTTGGATTTAGCATCTCTTAATAGATCAGCATGTCCTGTAACTCCATGATATTCCATTATGCTAATGCCATCACTCTCAAGTCTCTGACTCTAGGAACATAAACTTGATTAGTAGAAGTCAAAAGAATCTTAATTCTATAAGATTTAAATGATGGTAAATCTTCAGCAGTAAATGTGTATTCACTATATTCTAATGATTCGCTTTCAAATCCAGTACTATTGGATTTAGTAACTATTTTATCAGGAAGTCCATTATTATCTGCTGCAGAAATAACTTCTCCCTTATAGTTTAGATTACTATATCCTGGGAATGGAGTAAATATTGGATCCACTCCTTGCTTATTATTAATAGAATATAATACCCTTATGTCAGCATCAACATTAATATGAGCTGATAACATAACCTTTAAGGAAGTAGCATTATTTTCTAAAATCATTTCTCTAGAAATATACTGACAAGCAGTAGGATCAGTCTTTACAGTATTAATTCTATTATCTGTAGCATAATTTGAAATCACATTATTAACTCTATTAGAAGTTAATATAACATTCTTTCTTTGACCATCAACTACAGGACTAACCATTGTATTGGTAGTGTTAAGGAATAATGTCATATTCATTGACTTATTACCTTCGATGTTAGTTAAGAATGTGTCTTCATTAACTTTAGATGCTATCAAACGAGGACTATCAAGATAATTAGTAGTATTCAAAATTATATCTTCTGCTTCAGTTTGAATATATGGTATTTCATTACCATCTATACTCTTAGATGTAACAGTAACTAATTCAGCAGTTAATGAAGTACCAGGAACTGATAAATTTTGAACCATAGGGGTAATAACCTCAAAAGGCATATTCTGTGTTGCTCTTACTTCTGTTCCACCCGTAGATTTAGTAGAACCCAAGTATAATGCAGGATTCCCAACATCAGTATTTCGAGAAGTACCATTTTGAGACATATCCAACTTAATATTATAAGAATCAAAAGTAATGGCATCTGAAACATCTAATGTTGTTGCATTAGGATATGCAGCAGTAGTTGTCGATAATCCATGTGTTTTATTAATACGTAATAAGTTTACACCACCAAGTTCATACTTAGAAACAGGAGTTCCTGCAGGATAATCTCTACTTAAATTATTAGTATTATCAATTCCTCTACTACTAATTCCAATTAAATTACCACTAGTAGAAGTATAAGACATGATCTCATTACCAATTTGAAGGTAACCATAATTAGTGGTTCCTACACCCACATTTTCAAAAGTAGAGAAGTTAGTAATATCTTCTACAGAAATAGATCCAGTATCACCTTGATTATATGCAACATTTAATGTGGTTGGTTTAATATCAGATTGAACCTCAGAGATTTGTACATTATTCTTGGTAAAGTACATTCCATGATTCTTATGATTTACTTTAATATGTAAACCATCATTTATAAGATTAACAGATCCAACTTGAACATTACCACCTCGACTAAAGTTTAATTCAGTAGAAACACCTGCACTTGTATAATAGAATAGTGTATTAGCAGCTCCAACTGTAAAGTTTCCTTGAACATTCTCTAAAATAAGTTCAGTTGTTTGACCAATAGAAACAACAGAGAAACGAGCATTTCTTCCAATAGAGTTTAACCCAACAGTTGTGATACCTAATACATCACCAACTTGATATCCTGTTCCAATTCCTGAAACAGTAGCTGCTACCGCCACCCCATTAGAAACAGATATATCTGCAGTTGCACCTCTACCATTACCAGTAATAGTATCAAGTACAACCCCACCAAAAGTATATCCACCTGATATAGGAGTATATCCAATACCAGCATTGATTATACTTAATACACCACTGGCAGTTCCAGCAACTCCTGCCAAACTACCACTAGCATTAGTTCCTAATTGATAGAACTCATTACCAATAGCATATCCAGAATCACTTAATGTTGTGCCTAAACCAACTCTTAAACTTCTAGAAGTTAGAGATAGTGGATTAGGTTGTAAGATTGGAATTTGTTCATTGGTTTCTGTTAATTCTGGACTATAAAGTTCTAATGTACCAGATTCAACAAAATCTGCTCTATAAAGAGTATACTTAAGATCTTCCCACTGACTAGGATCCCATGTAGAAGCATTTTGAGATTTATAGAGTGTTCCTAGTGTTGGTTGGTTAGCAATATAAGTATTATCTATTAAATCATTTTCACCAACTCTTGAGATAAAGACACTATATTTTGCAGAGTTAGAAAGAAGTACTAAAGCATATTCCATTCCACCTTCCAAATATACAGGAGCTTGGAATTCAAAAGTGGTAGATACAGATCCATCATTAGAAAGATTAACTTCGCTAGGATCTAACACTACTTCACTTAATGGAACAATATTCTGAGTAGGAACACCATTAGAAACGGATCTAATACTTAAAATAACAGGAAGATTTTTATCGTCCTTGGTAGCAAAGAAAACATCTAATTTAGTTACAAAAACACCATCTTTATCTTCAACTTCAAATGATTGTGCAAGAGGATCTCCATTATTTCTCCATCTCCATCTATTTTGAGTTCTTGTATTAGTAGTAACCCATTGTGTACCTACAGTCCTGCTTGTTTCTCTTTGATCAGTTAGATTTTCACTTATAATCCGTGCGTTTCTGGTGGCAACAATAGTTTCTTGAATAGTTTCAAGGAATCCTTGAGCTGAGAAATTATCAAGTGCAACAGAAGTAGCTTCCAAACTTGGACTATTATCTGGATCACTTGTTAACTTAAATTCTTTAGTACCTGCAGTAAATTTAGGGAAAGATGCAACATTAGGATCAGGTATAAAGAAAGATCCACCAAAGAAACCACCTATATCACTAATCAATTTAACGTCTGTGATAGTAGCTTCCGCACCACTACTTGATCCTTTAATAACCATATTAGGTTCAAGGTATCCATGATATGTACGAGCAATACTTTGACTTGCTAATGAAGCAGTATCTACATTTATTAAAGTAGATGTAGCAGAATATGTTATAGGAACAGTTTCATTTTCATTATATGGACTTGCACTGTAAGTTTTAGTTGGAGCATTATATGGTCCTTCTTTATGATTAGATTGTGCAACTCTAAAGTGCATATGAGGACGAGCTCCTTGAGCATGGAACCAATTTCCTCCACCCTGAGTAACATTAACTGTTACTCTTTCTCCTACCTGGAAAGTACCAGATGTCATACTTATTTGAACTAACTTAGGAGTAACAAACTTGGTTACATCTACCCCATCAAAATATCCATATAAACGGGTATATGGTTTGTTTTGTTTTCCAACAATCTGAATATTGCGTCTTCTCATAAATGGGATGAGATCTCTACTGATAACTCTATCTCCTTGAGATTCCCTTTGACTAAAATCTTCAATAATTCTTTGTTGAGTGCCTGATCTACTACTTCTAACAGTCTCTTCAACTTCTACTCTTTGTTGTTCAACACGCTCTTGTATTCTAAAATCACCCTGAGTTCTAGTACGGTGTTGATGTCTACGTCCCCCCACAGTGCGATCAGTTCTTGTTCTATTTCCTGTCCAGAAATCTGTCCAAGAACCCCACATTTGTGGACCTAATCCTGTTTGAGGATCAAATCCATCATTAGCAGCCATTGTTGCCATTGTGGATGCAAAATCACCTTCTCTAGTAACAATACGAGGATCTAATCGTACAGTATTAACCCAAGTATCAGATTCTGGAGTTAATTCAAGAACTCCCATCCAATAAGCAACGATGAAAGGAGTAACGGATTCTGTCCTAGATCCAAATGGTTGCTTTATATACTCCTCTTCAGCATAATCAAGTGTAATAAGATCTTTATGTCTTCTTATATTAATACCAGTAATAGTATTAAAATCTAAATCTGCTGTATCATCTGTATTAACAACAGGACCAAATTGTACATCTACTGAGTTAGTATAATGTCTGGGTCTCAATTCATTCTTTTTAGGATTAATACTATTATTAACTTTAAATTTAGTATCTTGAGCACTAAAAGTTTCAAAATTATCTACAAAGAAACCTGATTTAAATCTATTCAGTCCATCAGAGTCAGGTACGAAGAAATTAGCAGTATTAGTCTCCAATAAAGATAAACTTGTATAGAACTCTAAATTTCTAATTCTATTCTCAAGTTTATTAATATCAGACATCGTATATCTCTTATAATCTAAGAAATTAATTGAAGCCTGTTCAACATCGTATAAGTAAGCAGGAAGTGTTATTTGAGCAACTTCTAATGCTTCATCAACTACACCTGGCATTTGAGGATCTTCTGCGGGAGTTCCATAAAGAACTTGGAACTTGCCATCTTTGGTTAAGAAAACTCTATCAATTCTTCCAAGATAATAAGAAAAATCTATAATAATAGATTCATCTGATGCAAGAATGTTGGTTGCAGTTTGACCTGCCTGTGTAAATGTTCTTCCTGCAAATGTTAATGGAGAATTAGAACCTTCACTTACTGTATAATCACCAACTCTAGGTCTAATATCAATCATATCAGAGTTAGCTAATCCATTAACTTCTTGAATTTCAGTTGAATAATTGAAATTTTTATAAGAATCTACCGTAGTAATATCTCCTGTATCTGTAGAATCGTAATAAGCACTTTCAAAGTAAACCTTTATAGATTTATCAGGAGCATCAAAATCTGGTTTTCTAATTATAGACCCATAATTATAGAAGGTATTTTCTTGCCCATTATCAAAATTATAACCACTAGAAATATTAACACTTGAAGCACCTAAAGTAGAAATAACTGCTTGAACATTAGATTCTTGGAATATAACAGTTTCTCCTTCTACAAAAAGATCACTATTTAATAAAATATAAGTAATAGTATCAGCATCGGTCTTTTCTGCAACTATAGCAATAGCATTAGAAGTTTGTCCTATTAATTGTTCACCTATAATTAATTCTGTAGTTGTTGTAGAGGAACTATTGATAGAAGTAAGATCCATCGAAGGAGCAGAAGGAGTTCCTGAAACACTAGTAGTCTCATATATGCCATGTATGTCAATAATATCAGGAACATTTAATGATATAGTTTTATCTTCAACCCTTGTTCCATATGGATAGTTACCATAAGTTAAACCATTGTTAAGAGAAGTACTTCCAATACCCGATCCTTCTAATTTAGATTTGTCTACGATTATTGAATTAACTCTCTTCTTAATTTTAATTTTAGCAGTTGGCTTTATTTTCTTTAAGGTGGTCACCACACTTACATTTCCACTATCAGTAGCAGTACTAAGATTTAAAATATCCAGAGTGGTCATTCCAGATCCAAAGACTAATCTATCTGCAGTTAATTCTTCAGTAGTACCATCAGATCTAAAAACTGCATATCTCTCAGGATCAAATGGAAGGAAAGTTTCATTCTCTCCAGCACTTAAAGTATTTGCTATTCTACTATTAGCAATAGTTTGGCTATCATATACTTTTCTTATAGAGATAGAAGCATCAGTTAAATCAACATTAGAAACATCATGCTTAGGAAGTTCTGTATAAAGAGTAGTATCATCTCCTGTTTCAAAATCAGTAGATACAATTTTTAAATCAGATACTTCAAGAGAAGTTGTAGGTAATGATCCACTTACTACTCCTGGTACAGTAGTAACTTCAGTAACAGTAATAGTTGTAGCACCAACACCAGTAACTCTTGCCATGATAGGATCTCTATCAGCAGAAGCAATATCACTAAACTGAACTAAATCATTGATTCTTACTAATTCACCAGTTCCTGGAAATAATTGATTAGTACTTCTAATTGTACTAATAGTACCAGCACCTGAAGCAGGAGAAATAGTAGCAACCCCTACATTAAACTTAGTAGTTTGAATTACATCAGCACAGAAAGTATTAATACCAACAACTCCATTATTGGTTCCCCATAATGATTTAATATTAGAAACTCCATAATCTGTTACTGCTACAGCAACTCTTCCATTAGGAATTCCATTAAAAGTAAGAGATTCGTTCTTAACAAAATTACCTGCTGTTTCAGTAAGAGTCAAAGCAACCCCTGCTGATACTGCATATCTTAAAAATCCTGTAGCACCACTATTATTTCCTTCAATAAATGTTCCAGCCTCAAATGTACCACTATTACCATCTGTGGGTCCAGGAGCTTCATTAATCGAAAGTTCAGTTATTGTTTGAATATCATAAAGTGATATATCCCACTCATTTAAGTTGGCATTACTTGTACTATAAGAACCAGTTTCTAATGCTATATCATATACTCGTGCTTGTCCTATTTCTTTTCCTGGTAAATTTGCAGATCCAGGTTGAGTAGTATTCGTTCTTTGATCTCTTAAACTTACCACATAAGTATTACCGATACCAATAGTAGGAGATCCATAAACTCTATTTAATTTGAGTGCAGGTCCAGTTTTATATTCAAGTGCTTGATCTGTTAAAGTAGCAGTGGTTCTGGGTTTCTTTGCATCTAAAAATGTTGGAGAAATAGTTTCAATTTCATATCCCCTAACATATGCTTTTCCTCTAGAAAAACGATATAATGCTAAATCATCAGACGCAGTTTCCCCACCATAAGTAAATTGTCCAGATTGGAATATCCCATTATTACCAATATTATTATTTAAAGAATTAACAACTCCCACATCAAATGGAGTTACATAATAATCTCCAGATTCTTCATAAGTTCTACGAGCAAGTTCATCTGCAAATGTATTATATTCAGTTGAACCTTTTTTAGATCTTAAAACACCATCTTCAATCTGTGCTAGATTGACAAAAGCATCATCTTGATCATCATTTAAATCCTTTTTAAAAAGATTTAAAGTTATCTTTAATCTATCAGCACCTGGTGCTGAATAATTATTAAACCCTTGAGAATTATCATTTAAAGTTTCATCTAAATCAGGAGTAATTATTTCTTCTAAAATATTAAATCCAATTTTATAACTTGGATTAGTTCCATACTGATCTAAAATAAGAGTTTCTTGTTCAACACTAACAAATTGCCCTCGAACAAAATAAACGCCATTTTCTACATGAAAAGCAGATCCAGTTGCTGCTGCACCATTTGCTACTGTTGTTGCAAAAGGACTTCCAACAGATATAGTATTATTTCCTAAAAGTCCAGAAGAAATTATAATATCACTTGTTAAATTCTCAGAATCTGCAAAAGTTGATGTTGAATTATTTGTAGTACTAGATCCAATGTAATTTACATATAATGTCAAGTTACCATTTTCAGAATCTGCTGAAGATAATACTTTATCTACAGTTGCAGTCACACCAGATATTTGTCCTGTAATTGTAGAACCAACTAATTGATCTACATATGCCGCAACAGGAACTCCTTGAAATTCATTATTTAACTGTATACAAGTATACTTCTTACTATACGTAGTATTACCTGGTATTATTTTAGCACCCTCTTTAAAAAAATGTTGACCAAACTTTTCAATTTGGTTCTGCAACATAGATTGCAGTCCAGTTAATTCCCGTGCTTGTACAGGATATCCAGGTTTAAATAACACCCGATAATAATCATTAGCAGGATCAAAATCGTCAAAATAAGGTGATACGTTTAAATTGGTTAGCTGCGGCATGATTTTTTAGAACTGCAAGATTATTTTAATATCTTCCTTCTGAGTGGAGGATCGTGTTATGGATGGTCGATTATCAACATAAATGATGTTTCCTGAATATTTTTTAGCTTCAGGGTTTCCAATTCCATTAGTAAACTCTTGACCCAAGTAATAGGTTCTACTATTTATTACGGTAGAGACACCTGTAAATGAGGTATCAATTGCCAAATTAGAACCTGTAGATGGTACAATAGTTAAAGAACCGCCCGTATCTGGAGATGAAGTAAATGCATTTAACTTAAACCCATAAGTAGGTTCAGTAACTGCAGCACCAACTGTGTTAAATCCAGCAAGGGCTTTATCCTGCCAATACTTAAGAACACCAGTAGTTTGATCATAACTTACTACTCTTCCTGCAGCAGTTGTTCCTGTTGCAATAGTTTGAGTAACATAAGCATCTGCAGTAAATGTTGCACTACTATAACCAGCACCCGATAATCTTAACGCAGCACAAGCTGTTGCTTTATCTACTGATAATAAAGATGTACTATCAAATGCCTGTGGGTTGCATACAAGACCAACTCTAGCAATTTGATTACCAGTTATAAAATCTGGATTTTGATTATCATTTTCAATTCTAGAATATAAAAGAACATTATAAGCACCCAGTTCTCTATAGATGTTTGCTCCATGACCTCCTGGAGGTGGAATAATAACATCTAATACTGGTCTAGTAGTTCCTGTAGGTACACCACCTGCAACTAAATCTACACTACCGTAAGTATATCCAGATCCTTGAGTAGAAACTGTAACATCAGAAACTTGAGATGAAGAATTGATAGTAACAGTACATTCAGCACCAGATCCATTGCCCTTAATAGGAACTTTGGTATATACAGCATCCGCAGTACCAATACCTACACCAGCATTATTAATAATTACTGTTTTGAGAGAACCATCAACAGCATTATCTCTTACTGCAGCATTATCACTACTTGTTTCCCAATCTGCTGGAACAGGAATATAATCAGTAGATTCAAATTTTACAATATCACTAGGTTTAATAGTATAAAGATATTTCCAAATATAACCATCTCCACTAGTACCAGCACTACGAGGTTCTAAGTCAGTAAAAGTTGGTTCATCAAGAGAAGGTTTTCCGTTAGGATTATCAGGATCCGTGCCGTTTTGAAGACACTCATATACTCTATAATCAGTATTCAATACAAAATATGTTGCCGCATATAGATTAGTAGCACCAGAAACAGCTGCAGTGTTAGTTCTACTATAGTCATTACGATACATATCGTAAGTAGTTCCTGAAGACCATTTTCTACGAGGTACTACTCTCCTTGCATCAGAAGCATTAATCTTCTTAAGTGCGACCATTGTATCCCAATAACTATCCTCCTCTTCAAAATTATCTTTTGGAGATGGGGGATCACTATCCCAATCAGATTGTATATCAGTAGGATTAGGTAATCCAATGAAAGAATAATATGCATTAGCAGTGGATGTTACACCAGCAACGAAGTTCTTTGCATTTAATATTCTAATCTGATCAGTTATAATGGCGGCCATTTTTATAGAATTTTTTTAGTTATTTATCAATGATATAGGTACTAATAATTTCCAATTTGTTTATAGTTCTTATATTTAAGAGGAGCATTTCTTTCTACTATTGTAGAAGTAGTAATTCCTGTTACACCTCCTTCAGTATAAGCAGTATAAGAATTTAATCCTGCTCTTGATGAGAGGTCAATTCTTCCCCAACTATAAGTTCCATAGAAATTAGATGATTGAATTCCAGTTCCTCCCCATGAGAAATCACTGGTTATAGTAGCAAATACTCTAGCACAATAAGTGGTTCCTATTCCTACTCCCGCAGAATTAGTACCAGATGGAGTATTAACTATTTCAAAATTAGCAACTGAGTATACATTATCTATAAATGATGTTCCTACACCAACAGTATTACTACCACTATCTACCGAGGTAATCGAAGTAGTAGCATCACCCACATTAGAACCTGTAACAACAAATATGTCATTAGTTCCAATTCCACTCATTGTAACAGCAGTTCCTGTAAGACCAGATATCCTTAAGAAAGAATCCTTAGGAATATAGAAGTCAAAGATCATTTGATCCTTAGAGGCAATGGTAGTAGTACCAAAACCAACTATAACTCCCTGATCTCCACTATAAGTGCTGACTGTATTTACTTCTTCAATATAGGTTGGTGGACTAATAAGCACGGAAGGTACATTTGTATGAGTGTATCCAACACCAGCACTAGTAATAGCAATACCCGTTACAGTTCCTGCAGCACCAATTATTACAGAACCAAATGCTTGTGTAGTAGTACCCACACCCACAGTAGAAGCAAAACTTACTGTCGCAGTAGTGTAACCCACCCCTCCATCTGTAATATCAACAGAAGAAATAGTTCCTGCAGCAGATACAATTGCAGTTCCTGCAGCACCTGTCTTAGTTCCCTGATTTAAGAATTTAACTTTTTTCTGGAATCCAAGATCATTAGTATCTTCTCTTTCATTTTGAGTATCAAATAGTGGTCTTAATGAATCAACATAAATGGTAGTCGATCCAATACCAACAGTCTTAGTAATAAATCCAAATGGAGATATTTGAGGTTCATATAACTCCCTATCCTTTCCAACTGGTTTTTCATTAATGATTTTGTCTTCAGTTTGACGACACCAAACTACAGGTCTTTGGAGACTTTCATCTGCTGTCGTACCTGGACCATAATATGGATTGGTGCTAACAATATCAGTAGAATCTACATTAAGAACTATTCTCTTATCTTCTTGTAAGTACCAAGGTTGAGGATAATTACTTTCAATTGTTAAATCATCACCTTTTTTAACAGTTTCAATAATTTCTCTATCAACAACATCACTCGCACCACTTCCCTTGTAGAAAATAACTTTAGACTTATCATCCTTTTTAGGAGCTTCACTAAAGGTAACTACACTACCACCCTCAAAGGTATATCCCTTTCCAGGAACTTGTAATATATCATTAATAAAGATAAGAAGAACATCTTCAACATTAATGTTAGATCCTTTAGCAGATCTAATAGAAATCAGATCACCTGCTTCTTGTAATTGGAAAGTAGTTGTAGATCCATCAAAATCAGCATCAAAATTATCAAGCATCTTAAGGATACCTAATGACCATCCAGTAAATTCATCACTAAATGTTTCATTAATCTCAAGTAAGAACTCCCTATATGAAGAAGTAGTTGGTATACCTGTTGTTCCTCCAATAGGCACAGTTAAATTCTCACCCTGCCCATAACCATATCCAGTTTCATCAACTCTAAAGGAAACAATACTAGATCCCTGTCCCACAACTACATCTATAGTTGCAGCACTTCCAATTCCAGAAGAATTAGAAGCATACTCTAAAGTAAGGTTAGAATAAGACTCAGGATCATCAAATATAACATCTAGTGGTTTTTCAAGTCTTCCCCCTCTTGCATAGAAGTGTGCTAGAGTTGATATTCCTGTATTAGTGATAAATGTCTTATCATCGATAACATCAAGAACAGTTGCACTATTAGCAGCAGGATCAGTTTTACTTGCAGAGTTGTTATTTGCTCTTGGAGCAACAATTGCTGCTTGAACAGAACCTAATCCAACATAGTAAGTTGGTACAGTTGATACTCCAATGTTAACTTCAAATTCAGTGGTGCTATTTACCGCACTGATTGCAACTCCACCATAATATGCATCAGGTTTTCTTGGATACCTATGAGTAGTTGTATTACCATCCTTAGCACATGTAAAGGTTAAAGATTCAGTTCCAATTTTAATATTAGTACCAGTCTTTAATGTATGATTTCCAATTGTCATGGTCATGATACCAGTAACCGCATTGTAATCCGCAGCAGTTACATCATACTTAACGATAGTAGAAACACCTACATTAATACTAATAGTATTGGCAGTCGTTGTTGTAATTCCTAAAGCAGTGCTAAATCCTGGATCAGTAGATCTTGGATATGTATGTAATGAAGCATAATCATCCATTGCACACCTGAAGGTCAAACTATCATTCCCCAATCTAATACTAGTGGATGTGCTTAAGGAATGAGAACCAATAGTAAGAGTGGCAATTCCACTATTAGCATCATAAGTCGCACCAGATACATCAAAGTACACTAGTGGAGATGCACCAACGTTGACAGTAAATGTAGTATCAGTAGTGGCAGTAATCGCAGTATTACCAATACTAATAATAGGATCAGTAGATCTTGGATAAGTCTTCTGATTTGCATTATTATCCATAGAACAAGTAAAGATCAAAGCACTTGTTCCAATACCTACCATATTATCAGTAGTGTAAGTATGACCAGTCCCTACAGTTAATACTAACTCACCAGTGGAAGCAGTATATGATGCATCTGTAACAACCGTAGATCCAATTCCTGCGATTGTAATAGTACCAACACCTACGCTTACAAAGGTATGTTCATAGTCACCACCACTAATAACTGCACTGCTTGCAGCACTTACAAATTGATGATTATAATCTCCACCCACAATTACAGCACTTGTTCCAACACCTACAAAACTATGAGTATATTGATCAGCAGGACCACCATAACCAACATCTACTGTAATAGTCGTAGAAGCGGTTCCCGCAATCGCAACAGATGTATTGTATGCTAAGTCCTGTCCACGAGGATAATAATGAGTAGAAGTACCTCCATCTATGTCGCAAGTAAATGCTAATCCAGTTAATATTACAACACTAGTTTTACCACTTGTTTTATATCCATTAGCACTAGGAGTGGTAATTGTCATAATACCTGTGACGGAATTATATGCTGCTGTGGTAATTCCTAAACGAGGTTGGTAATCACAAGTAAAGGCAATACCAGAAAGACTTATTTCATTACCTAATGACAATCCATGAGATGTTGCTGTTTTTATCGTAGTGATACCCGTCATTGAATTGTATCCTACATTAGCAATGGTTCTTGGTTTATAGAATATATGAGGATTAGTTACTGCTGTTCCTGTAATGTAACCACCTTCAATGGTAGCAGTACCAATAGCAACAATATTAGTTCCAGTTAAATCTTCTTGCTGAATAGAAACATTAACTGTTTGAATTCCTGATCTATAACCCGAACCAGTGTTACCAATACTAATAGAACTAACAGTTCCTGAAGCACCAACGATTGCTGTACCACCAGCAGAAATTAATGGTTGATATCCAAATCCTTCACTAGATCCCACTGAAACAATTATTCCCCCAAGAGGAAGATTTGAACTATTTGGATCAGATGAGATTGATGTGGCAGTTCCAGTAAAACTAATTGAAGAAATTCCAGAACTCTCTGAAATAGTATACTCATAAGTACTACCATTTCCTTGATATACATCATTTACTAAGATAACAGTATCTGTTTGTATTCCTGTAACATTTGCACCATCAGATTTTAATCTAAATGTTCTTTCAATTCCGTTAAACTGACTAGATACGCTATCAAAAACATAATTCTCTGAATATGTTTCATTTACACCATCTGTCTCTCCTGAACGCATAAAGGTTCTTCCTTGGAAATGAGATCCTGTGGCTATTCCAACCCAGTCCCTAGAATCGGGAGGGTTTGTAGTGCTACTTAAAGGAACATTACCATAAGGTGCTTCTGTAAAAGTAAGTAGATTATTTACAATGTTATAATTACCAATAACCTTAGTAACCTTATCTCCTGTACCATGACCTGCTAATACAGTTCCTAACCATTCTCTACGTACTCTTATATAATTGGTGCTACCGATACCAACACCTTCAATCTTCATAATCTCATCGTTAATCTTAATTAAATCTGCACCGAAGAATGAAGTGATTCCACTAAACTCAATAATATTATCAGTTTCATGAATCATATTATCCAATGTGGTTGTAACAGCAGTTGATACAACAGGTGATTGAATAATATTATCCAATGCTATCAACGCCTTAGCATTAGGATTGGTGGCTACAAATCTATGAGAAGTGCCTATACCAACACTAGTAATATTCAAAGGATTTGGAACTACCTTCAAAGCATCCTCTGCACTTCTTGCTAACTTGATAGCATCAGAACTTATCTTAACAACAAACACATCAGACGGAACTCTATCTGTAGTTCCTATACCAGCAAAAGAAGTAGAAGCAATTCCTATTGCCATAGTAGCACCACTACCAGCATGAGTGTATGTAATCTTCTCACCAGTTACGAAGAAGTGATTTGGGATTGTGATTGTATCCGCCGAAACACTTACAATATTTGCATCATTACAAAGAACATATCTTTCAAAAATGCTATTGTTGTCATGTGTCAGATTAAATGATCTCTTAATATCTCTTTCAGTTCCATAGTATTCACCAAACCCACTATTGATAGTAGCATTGGTAAAGTCAACAGAATCCTTAGCAGCAACAACATGTTTTAAAGCATTACCATATACCGCAACATCAACAGCAATACTGGCTAATGGTGTAAAGGTTAATGATACAATACCATTACTATCAACTA